ATGGTACGATGTTTGATATCACCCAAAATGGTTGGGGTGGTGCTACTAAGTAGTCTTCTGATATCACAAGATGTTGCAGCACCTGAATATTATAAATTAGTATGTATCAAATGGAAAGCGTCAGATTTCTCTGATCCTTGTAACTATTGCGCTAAGAGTATATGTGTTCAATATGAAAAGAAAAAACTGACAAAAGAAGATATACGATACATACAAAACTGGGAAAAAGAAAAATGGCGATATCTCAATGAAAAATAAAATAAGTAGAGTGTAATGATAATAAAACACCATTGCTCAGAGTGTGATTCAAAGTATAAGATAGAGTATGATATAGAAGATTGTGAAGATAATCCTAGGTATTGTCCATTCTGCTCAGGATATCTTTTAGAAGAAGAAATAGAACAAGATGAAGATTATTAATGACTTGGTTTTATCATAACACACCAACAGAATTCAAAGAAGAAGATATACAAGACTATTTCGGTTTTGTATATCTCATCACCAACACCCAAACGGGTCGCAAGTATATTGGTAAGAAATTCTTTACCAAATCCAAAACTAGGCAGGTCAAAGGTAAGAAGAAAAAGTCAAGAGTATCAAGTGACTGGCTTACCTATTGGGGTTCCAATACTGAACTGCAAGAAGAAGTTAAATTACTAGGGGAGGGCATATTCACAAGGGAGATTCTACACCTTTGTAAAACAAGGTCAGCATGTAGTTATTGGGAAACTTTTGAGATATTCAATCGACATGCACTACTAAGTGAAAGTTTTTATAACGCATGGTGCACCTGTAAAATCCATAAATCACACGTTCTAGGAAAACTCTAATGGCCAGAAAACAATCCAATACCGTAGTGGATATCAAAACAACAGTTAAATCAAGTAACCAATTAAGAATACGGATTGATGACCTAAAGACATTCACACCATTAACAGACAATCAGAGAAAATTCTTTGATGCATATAGAAGACAAGATTACTTTGTCGCACTACACGGTGTTGCCGGTACAGGCAAAACATTCTGTGCATTATACAAAGCAATAGAAGAGGTCCTTGATAAAGGAAATCCCTTCACCAAAATCATAGTAGTAAGGTCTGCGGTGCAAAGCCGTGAGATTGGTCACCTCCCTGGTGATGTAGACGAAAAGATGGAAATCTATCAACAACCATACAGACAGATATGCGAGACACTATTCGGTCGTAAGGACTCATGGGATAGACTAGAAGAGCAAGGTCACATTGAGTTTATTAGTACCAGTTTTATCAGGGGCATGTCATTTGACGATGCCATTATTATTGTAGATGAGATGCAGAATATGACCTTTGAAGAGATTGATACTGTTATGACACGGGTTGGTTATCGTTCAAAGATTATCTGGTGTGGTGACTACCGACAAACAGACCTGAACAAGAAGAAGAATGATGTATCAGGTATTCTGAAATTCTTTGATATTGCCATGCATATGAAGGCATTCACCAAGATTGAGTTTACGGTAGATGATATCGTCCGTTCCAGTCTGGTCAAGGACTATATCTTGGCAAAAATACAGTATGAGGATCACATTACCTGATTTTATTGTGCAATGCAGTATGAAAATGACTAAATAGTTTAGTGATGCCGAATGGGTCACTAAACTATCGGAGATATCAATGAAATCAATTTTCCAAATCCTTTGTATGATCCTAGAAGGCATACAAGATGCTAAGAAACTAAGAGCAGAAACCCGCACCAAACATTTCAGAATCGTCTAAGGAGATAAAAAATGTACGAAGCCCTACAAGAATTTACTAAAAAGTCGCAAGAATTTACCACATCCGTCATTGATTTCAATACTCAGGCCGCCCTGTTTGGAATCGACCTTATGAAGAAATCTGTAGGTTCTGAATCTACTACATACCTAAAGATGGTATCAGAATCAATAGAGAGTGTATCGAATAATGCGAAAAAGGTTGTCGCCGGAGATTTTTTCCCGCTCTATAGCGGAAATAAAAGCTAATTTACGTTCGTGGATGGTTGCCGAGCGTAACGGCTGGTACATCAAACTGTCAATCTATAAGGACGAGAACATTCTCCTTATGTTCGTTTCGAAACATACGGCACAGACGATAATTCGGTATTTCAATTGTGAAGATGAGGCAGTAAGATTCATCAATTTCATAATTGAACATAATGCTGAAGAAATGCTACAACAGTAGTACCCAAACCCACCGCAATGGTGGGTTTGTTATTTGCCTCATTGATTGTGATAGTCTGATATAATGTTTAAATTATGAGAGAGGTCCCTACCCCATGAAAGAACCCACACTACACGGTATATTTCCCACACCCCTATTGTTCACAAATATCGACCGTGAATTTACCAAAGAAGAACTAGAATTCTTTGATGAACATGCGAAATCTACCTATAAGAATGAAGGCAATCTAACCAGCCTCGATAACTACCTTGCCCGGCATGCTGCCATGTCTACAATCGCAGGTGAGATAACGGCTGCGTTACAGATGTACCTTGATAAGATTATTGTGCCGCAAGATGATGTAAAACCATATATAACGCAAGCATGGTTGAACTTTACTGCCGAGAATCAATTCCATCACAAACACGCACACCCAAACAGTTACCTATCGGGTGTTCTATACATTAATGCTGATGAAGCAAATGACAAGATTACCTTCTATAAAGAAGGATACAAACAAATCAAGTTAGGGCCAAAAGAGTGGAACTGGCACAATTCTGATTCTTGGTTCTTTAATGTAAAGCCTGGTGATATTGTAGTTTTTCCGTCATCATTGACCCACATGGTCGAGCAGAAGGCGGGTGATAATGTCCGTACCAGTTTTGCATTCAATTCTTTCTTGCGTGGTGCAATTGGTGATAGTCGTTCACTAACAGAGTTGATAAACACATCCTTAATGACAGATAAACCAGAAGCACCACTCACACCTGACCAGATAAGTAAGATTGTCGGTGAACTGAAAGAAAAGGGAGTTGAATAAACAAATGAAAAACAAATCATACTATTACACACCTGAAGAGTGGTCAAGGTCTATTGGTTATGGTCAAGTGCCAGATGAAAGGTTGCAACCACAACCGATGACCGATGAGCCTTATCCACCACTTACTGGGGATCAGGTCAATCAAATCCTCGATGAGTTGAAAGAGAACAAGATGTGGCCACAAGGCAATGTAACAATCAAATCTAGTATCGTGGAGATTTAAGATGAGACAATTAGAGTTGGATTTAGGTCAACCTTGGCCATTCCCTAAAAGTACCAAGTTGCCAAGAAAATGGAAAGTGGTGCGCTCAGATGAGAACCATATGCTGACTGAACAGATTATGACAGACGGTCAAATCATCGCTGAATACTGGGATGAATGGTACGACAGAATGCGTGAGAAGTATGGTGATGCACCATCGCAGGAGTATAGTTCCGAAGAATGTATTAAAGATTTTACACTATTACATTGGGCTACGGAGATAACAGATGAATAAGAAACTAAGTTACAAAGAACAAAAAAGTGCCTATATTCAATACATGCTAATGAATGTAGAACTGGAAGACTGGCATGCTGTATCAGATGCTGCCAATGACCTGCGAGTGCTTGAAGCGGAGTATAGGGGTGCAAACCAATGGGTGCCAGAGCACACCGGTATTAAGCCTATTGAGGTTAAATAATGGCACAGATTCCTATTAATGTTAATGGTATGCCAGCACAAGTGGATATATTAGGTAACATTACTGTCGGCGGTCTTGCTGGCGGAGGCGGTGGTACCTATGATACCGATGCTGAACCCACTCCTACTATATCAGGCAAAATGCTGACTGTCAAAAATACTTTTAAAGATGAAATGCGTGTAATACCGGACGACGAAATAAAAAGAAAAATGATTTACGAACTAGCCAAAGAAATGGCTCGATCTGGAATGATTGAATTTACAAAACAAAACGATCCAACAACAGATACTATAACCTATAGAGCCCGT